TTTATTTGCCTTATTTGTGTCGTTTTCGGCATTTTCTGCTATGATTTTGCTGGTGCTGATTGTTGAGTTATGGCCTGTTTTCGCGCTGATCGCGGGCCTTAAAATTTATGGCTGGTTGATTGTATTGGGGGCTTTATGAATCTGAAAATCGAGACGATGGTTTTGCAGTCGCTGCGCAGCGGGCCAAAGAATTTACAGGGTCTTTATGATGATATCGGGCTATCCGTGTCGTGCAATCGCGTTGCGATTAATGCCGCGTGCCGGAGTTTGATCTTAAAAAAGAAGGTATCGAAAAATGATACCGGCTGGTTTTTCGTGGCTTAAATAGCGAGGGTGGATAAATGGACTGGATCGAAAAATTGGCAAGGGCGCATGGGACTGGGGGCTGGCAATCTCTCGATGACATGCTTAGGTTTGGCGAGGCCATTGCAAATGCTGCGGCGACAGAGGAGCGGGAGGCGTGCGCTCTGGTTTGTGATAAAAATTCTTGTGACTACACGCGGGAGGGCGCTGAAGTTTGCGCAAAAGAAATCCGCGCGCGCTCTGGCGAAGCCAGTCAGCTTGACTACGCTATAAATCACGTAGAGCACGACCCCAAAACACGAACTCTGTCAATAAAAATCACAATAAATCCTCAATGATCTGCATTTCGGCCCCGCACTGCGAGCAATTGCAGTGCTCTGGCATGACGCCACACCAGCTGTATCCACAAATTTGACAAATTGCGCGGCCAATCCCAAGTATTTTCATGATGCAGCCCCCTTTTTGGCTCTTACTTAATTATAGCTGATGAGCGCTGCTGTCACTCAATTGATACTTAAAAATTACTTAAAATTTGTTTAATTTTTCTTGCAGTATTTTGTGCGGTAGCTATAATTACTACATCGAAGCAGCATACCGCTGCCAACCGCCGGAGATAAAATCATGACAACTCAAGCAGCCCAAGCAGCCCAATTGGTGGAAGTGGTTTATGAAACCGCCGTTTGCACACCAGCCGGCTGGCGTTCGGAAACAGTGACCGCGCTAGCTGAGAAGATCAGCGAAAAGCGCGTCCGTGTCGCTCAGGTTCTGGATATCGGCGGCAATGGCGATAGCGGCTACGCGAGCCGCACGGGCGCTAACCGCCAGCGCTACAGCGTGGGAGGCGTGGCAGCTCGGGAAGTCGGAAAGATCAAGAACATAAGTGCGCTTAGCTCGATCAGCGTAGCTTAGAATTGTAGGGCCGATTGTCGGCCCATTGTTTTTTAAGGAGTTTAAAATGACCATTATCAACTTGACACAACATGCAGCGACTCCTGAGCAACTTGCTCAGGGAGTGTTCGATCTGACAGGTGAACAGTTAGCTGAGCTAAAAGCTCTGCTGACTTTCAAACAATGCCCGACTTCGGTCGAGGTGATCTTGCGCGGGGCGCAGATTGCCCGCTTGGCAGGCGAATTTGAATTCGCAATGATAGGCGGCGCTCCCTACCTGATGGCATCACTGGAGATGGCGCTAAAATGCAGGGGCATCCAGCCCCTTTATTCCTTCACCGAGCGATGCTCTGTGGAGCAGGCACTGCCAGACGGCAGCATCCAGAAAACGGCGGTCTTCCGCCACGCTGGCTGGGTGGAAGCCTAACCAAACCCCGTGCCGCCCATGCCCACCTTAGCGCGGGCTTTCAGCTCTTTGGAGTCAGTCATGAAAACAATATCCGATAAAATCGTGGCTTTTTTAGACGTTAGCCTCGCCGCTAGCGTTGATGAGATTGCTGACGCTGTTGGAATGAGCCCGAGGCGCTTAGCAGCGCATCTAACTCGCTGCAAAAAGGCTGGCCGAATCCGTGCGGTTCAGCGCGGGATTTATGTGAGTGAAGGCGTGGCCGCTGGTGCGGCAGCTGTGCGTGAGAGTATGCGAGACTCATGAACCTAAAGGCGAACAATTTCCAAAAAGGATAATGTTCATGCTTGCCTCGAGAGTTAGAAGAAAAGCCCCGCAATTGGGGCTTTTTGGTTTTGTTTGATTTATTATTAGGTATGCAGTCGAATTTTTGGTGGCAAAATGGCTAGACACAGAACTAACGCAGAATGGCAAGCTGTACGCGATGATCGAGAGATTTTTGGTACATCTTTCAACGGCTTAGCTAAAAAGCACGGGATTAACGTTGCTACGATCTTTAAAAGAGCGCGGGATGAGGGTTGGAGCGATGGGAGTGATAACAATGCGCTGGCCAATAAGCTCGCGAGAGAGAAAACAAACGGCATTTGTTTTGTGCAAACAGAGTCTGAAATCAGCAAAACTCTGGTTGAAAGAATAGCGCAAGCTGTTGATAAGAAAGCAGCTATTATTTTTCAGCAGCAGCTAGACTGGGAATTGCACAGACTCAGCTACGACATAAAAAAGCAAGATCGCGAGCATCTACAGTGCGCAAAGCTGGCTGGCGAGACTCTGAAAATTCGGCACGAGGGCGAGCGCAAGGCTTGGTCGATCACTGATGACGATGGAAGCAAGCCAGAGCCAGCTAAGCCGCTATCAGATTTTTACTCATGAGTGCGTCACTAAATCCGGTTTTAAAGGATTTTTGGACTACCCCGGCGCGCTACCGAGTTTTATATGGTGGTCGGGCCAGTGGGAAAAGTTGGGACGCTGCTGGCTTTGCGGTTTTTCTGGCTTCTCGCTATCGCGTGCGGTTTCTCTGTACTAGGCAGTTTCAGAATAAAATAGCCGAGTCTGTATACACGCTGATCAAAATGCGTGCTGAACAATTCGGCTTGGCCGAGCAGTTCAAATTTACTGACAACTCGATTATTCATCTACGCACAAAATCCGAGTTTATATTTTATGGAATAGCGAGGAATATTGATGAAATAAAATCAACTGAAAGTGTGGATGTACTGTGGATGGAAGAGGCTCATCTACTCTCTCGAGAGCAGTGGGATATAATTCATCCAACAATTCGAAAATCAGGCTCCCAAATTTGGATTGTATTTAACCCGAGATTCTCTACTGATTTTGTGTATCAGCGTTTTGTAGTAAATCCACTACCAAATTCGGCGGTTAAATTAATTAACTACACGGATAACAAATTCCTATCTGCTGACATGCTATCTGTAATAAAAAATGCTGAGCTAGAGGATTTTGAAGAATTTCAGCATATTTATCTGGGAGTTCCGCGCGCTGATAGTGATCGGGTCATTATTCGCAGATCATGGCTCGAGTCGTGCATAGATGCGCATATAGCGCTTGACATTCCACCGGCTGGCCGGTCTGTGATCGGTTTTGACGTTGCAGATGACGGGGCCGATAAGTGCGCTAATATCCATGCCCACGGCTGGGTTGCTATGTGGTCGGATGAGTGGAAAGGTCAGGAGGACGAGCTGCTAAAAAGCTGTGCGCGCACTTACGATGCAGCGATTAGATACGATGCAGCGATCAGATATGACAGCATCGGAGTGGGTGCGCTATGCGGCTCAAAATTCGATGAGCTAAATCAAGCCAGAAAACGATCAATCTCGTACGCAAAATTTAACGCTGCTGACGGGGTCTATGAGCCAAACCGCTATTATGCGAGCGATGCGCAAGAGCGGATCAAAAACTCTGACTATTTCAGCAACTTAAAAGCACAGTCGTGGTGGTTGATCGCTGATAGAGTGCGAAATACTCACAATGCTATAAAAAACGAGGAACAGTTTGACAGTAGCGAGATGATCAGCATTAGCTCTAAAATGCCGAATCTTGAGCGACTTTTGACAGAGCTATCGACACCAAAGCGCGATTTTGACGCAAACGGACGCGTAAAGGTCGAGTCGAAAAAAGATCTGTCTAAGCGGGGCGTATCAAGCCCGAATCTCGCTGATGCATTCGTGATGGCTTTTGCGCCGGAGCCCGTTGCAGCGATCAAAATCAGCGCTAGCGCTATGAAGAGGGTTAGATAATGAGTGAAAACAATGGGATGCGTAGGGCTAAAAATCGCGCACAATCAGAGTCAGCAGCTGTGGATAAGTACAGCTATGCGATAAAGCCGCCGGTTTTGCCTGCGGCAGTGGCGGGTGGTCGATCGCTAGCGACAGATTCAGCGGTCTATTCATACTTATCTGACCAGTGCGGCGGTGGCTTTGCTGGCTTTCCGCATCTAGCGCAGCTGTCTACGCGCTCAGAGTATCGCAATCCGGCTAGCGCGATGAGTACCGAGATTACTCGCGCATGGATTGAACTGACGAGCAGTAAAACTGATGGCTCTAGCGTAGAAAAACTCAAAATTCTGGCGACTGAGCTTGTGCGCATAAAATTACGAAACGCGATTGGGTTAGCAGTGATGCACGACTGTTTTTTTGGTCGAGCTCAGATTCTGATAAAAATCAAAAACGCGGACGACAAAACACCGCTAATCCTGAGTGATAAAACCATAGGAATCAACAGCCTAGATGGGCTGTCTGTTGTTGAAGCTGTTTGGACTACTCCATCGCGGTACAATTCAATCGACCCTAGCGCGCCTGATTTTTACAAGCCCAGTGCGTGGTTCATGTTGGGGCGTGAGGTTCACGCATCGCGACTAATGACAGTAGTAACGCGCCCAGTTTCCGACACGCTAAAGCCAGCTTTCAATTTTGCTGGAGCTAGTCTGTCGCAGCTGATAGAGCCGTACGTTGACAATTGGCTAAGAACCAGACAAGCCGTGTCTGATCTAATCAATAACTTCTCTATCACAACTCTAGCTACTGATATGAGCCAGCTGCTGAGCGGCGCGGACGATGGATCTAGTCTTTTTGATCGCGCTGATTTTTTCACTGCAACTCGAAGCAATCGCGGGCTAATGCTGCTAGACAAAGAACGTGAGGAAATCCAGCAGGTTAATACCCCGCTGGGCGGCCTTTCTGAGCTTCAGGCGCAGGCGCAGGAGCATATGTGCTCAGCGAGCAGGCTCCCCGCGATTATTCTAACGGGCATAAGTCCAAGCGGGCTAAATGCAACGAGCGAGGGAGAGATCAGGGTTTTTTATGATTGGATTGCTGCGCAGCAGGAGGCGTTTTGGCGTGAACCAATCGAAACCATTTTAAAAGTGGCTCAGCTATCGCTGTTCGGCGAGATTGATAGTGATATTTCGTTTGTATTCAACAGCCTGCATCAGCAGACGCCAGAGCAGCAGGCGGCGATCAGAGAGGCAGATCAGCGAACGGATGTTGGCTATATCAGCGCTGGGGTGTTAGATGCTGCTGAAGTTCGGGAGCGACTAGCGCACAGTGCCAGCTCAGGCTATAACGGGATTGACACCGGCATCGAGATGAGCTACGGCGATGAGTAGAAAAACAGCGGCGGCAGTGCAGTCAAATCGCGGAATCGAGATGGCGTACAGAAAAGCGCTAAATTCCATTCTCTCTGAGATGATCGACAGCTATAAGTGGTGGGTTGCTGCTGAGTATAAAAAATCGCCGCCGCTGCTTGCTGCGATCGCAGTTGACGCGCTGCCAATTTCTGCTATGAGAAAAAAACTTGAGCAACTCGGCGAGCAGTGGCGCTGGCGATTCGAGTCATCTGCTGAAAAAATCGCAGAGCTGTACGCAAAAAGATCGTATCGCTACAGTGATGCAGCGCTGAAAAAGTCACTAAAAGATGCCGGTTGGTCTGTGAAATTCGACATAACTAGAGCAATGAGGGAATCGCTAGATGCAACGATCTCAGAAAATGTTTCGTTAATTCAATCAATTCCTATGCAGTTTCATCAAAAAATCGAGGGCGCGGTCATGCGCTCATACGCGCTGGGTGGTGATTTGCAGCAGCTAGAATCGGAGTTGCGGGGAATTTATGCGGGCGCGGGTAATCGCGTTAAGTTGATCGCTAGCGATCAGATAAAAAAGGCAAACTCAGTTGCAACTCGGGCGAGACAGCTGGAGTTAGGAATAACGGAAGCAGTCTGGATTCACTCGCACGCGGGAAAAGAGCCAAGGCAATCGCACGCTGCAGCTCATGGGGAGATATATAAAATCGCCGAGGGCTGCAAAATAGACGGGGAATATATACAGCCAGCGCAATTAATAAATTGTCGATGCATGGCCAAGCCGATCATTCCGTTTTGATTTTGCTCAAAAAATATGGGAGCATAGCTGAATGAAAAATACAAACTCTTTTACTCAGATACCAAAAAATCGCCGCTATGATGACGATGGGCGGTTGCACGTCATGCGCTCTAATATCAGCTGCGCACAGGTAGCCCCCTATTTCGGTCATGAAATTGCTGGCGTTGATGGACTAGAGCCCGATCGGATTTATCACCTGTATCGGGACCCGATTGAGCTAGAAAAAGCGGCGACAACTTTCGAGCGCTTGCCGATTCTTTCCGAGCATGTGCAAGTGCTTGATATTACAGAGAATCAAGCGGATCTGAGAATTGGCTGCATCGGTTCGAACGTTGTTTTTGAGCATCCGTTTCTGATCGCCGACTTGTGTTTTGATCGCGCTGATGCAATCGCAGCGATTGAGACAAGGGCGGCTTATGAGCTGAGCTGCGGCTATCGCTACGATGCAGATATGACAGCTGGAGAGATCGATGGCCAGAAATATGACGGGGTTATGCGGAATATTCGAGGTAATCATCTGGCGCTAGTTGAGCGCGGGCGAGCTGGACGCGATGTTGTTGTTGGTGATATGTCACTGAATTTAAGAGGAAAAACCATGAGTAAGACAAAATTGGGGCGGGCGCTGATCGCAGCGGTCAGCGGTCTGTCTAGCGCATTTGCGCGTGATTCTGAGCTGCAGCGTTCGATCTCTAGCGCTAGCAAGTCGACATTTAGCAAGTCTGATTTTAGTCGTCGAGTTCTAGCTGCTGACGCAGATCTAGATGCTGAAAAGGTCGATGAAATTATCGACGCGATTCTCGATGTGACTGATGACGACAAAGAAGCCGAGATTGTACGCGATGAAACTCCGGCAGAAAAAGTCAAAACCATGCTGGCCGGCAAGGTTGAAGATGAAATTATCAATGCAATCATCGAGTTGCTAGCGCCAGATCAAGGAATGAAGCCGGAAGATGTCAAAATCGCGATGGATTCGTTGCGCGCTGAACTGCGTGATGCAGAGATTGCTCGGGCAGATGTTCGTGGCGTTGTCGGCGATGTTGTCGGTCTTGATTCTGCTGAATCAGTTTATAAATTCGCACTGGACACGATGAAGGTAGATAGTAGTGACGTTGCTACAGCGAAAGCGCTGCGGCAGCTGTTTAAAGTGGCGGCCAGTGCGGCAAGTAGTCAGCGACCGATGACTAATGATTCAGCTTCTCAAGTTACTGAAAACGCTAATTTTTCCCGTTTTGGCAAGGCATTTTAAGGGGGTTTTATGGGGTTTCAATCTCAAGTTAATAACACGCCAGCTCCGGCAGTTGCGGGTGATTTCGCTAGCGCTAATCCTCGCAGCTCTGTGCTAAGCGCGGCTGGCGGGGTGGTTGCCGGCGAAGGCGGTGTAACTGTCGGAAAATTCGCGTGGCTAGAGTCAGATAATCGGATTGCATTGAGCCATGGAACTGCTGTCCGCAAGCCTGATGGCTTAGTTCATCGCGGCTTGAATGCGCTTATAACCGCCTATCTTGCTGATTCTAGTATGATTATTCCTGAGGGCCGACCAATTGCGCTGTTTAACGAGGGTGATTTTTGGGCTGTTAATTCTGGCCCGAGCGCTTGCGTTAGCGGTGACTCCGTCTATGCAACTTATGCTGACGGCTCAATCACAACCGGCTCGGCGGCAATTGGTGCTAGTGCAACTGGCTCGATTGGATCGACATGTACCGCGAGTCTCGGCGCAACATTTACCGCAACTGGGGCCGGAACTGCGCTAACCGTTTCATCTTTAACGGGTTATTTGGCAGTTGGCGATGAGATTAGCGGCACTGGCGTTACCGCTGGTACTACAATTGTTGCGCAAGTCAGCGGTACCACCGGCGCGGCAGGCGTTTACACCACTTCAGTAGCTACGACTGCATCTTCTGCGACAGTGACGAGCTTCGGTTCGACTGTAAAAGTTACCGCTGCTACTGGTCTAATCAGTGTCGGCGATACGATTAGCGGTGGCGCTGGCTTCCCCGTTGGCGCGAAAGTTTCGGCAATTGTAAGTGGCACCGGTGGCGCGGGCGTTTATACGCTAGATGATGTCGGCACTGCATATACTGCTAGTGCAACAGGCGTAACCACTTTCGGCGACTTGCTAAATATCACTGCTGTGGCAAGCGGCACGATTTCGGCTGGCGATCCGGTGACCGGTACCGGCGTTCCAGCTTCTTCGGTTGTGACTGAGCAAATTAGCGGAACCGCTGGCGGCATCGGCATTTATCAGATCAGCAATGCTGCAACAGCTTACGCGGCATCGACTACTATCACAGCAGTGGCGGGCGTTCTGACGAATTTCGTTTGTAAATCAAGCGCTGCTGTCGGCGAGTTAGTGAAAATTTCGACTTGGGGGAATTGATATGAGTTTATTGCAG